CTTTGATAGGACGGCGTGTGAGAGGTAGAAATGTCGTTCCTGTCCCCTGCAACGTCTCTTTAACCTTCTCTTTTTGAAACTCCCGTCCTGTATTCGCTTCTAACAGAGACCCGGCTTCAAGTATCAGCCTTTTCGCCCTCTGGACTCCATCCGAATTGTTCAACCCTAATTCTTGTGCTAGAAGAACAGGGTCCGCCAACATTTTGTTGGGGTTCGCTTCAATGACTTCAACGGTGTTCATTTATCGACCCTTTTTGTCGGGCTTCTCTCTGATTGGGGACGCAACCCCTTTCATTATCAACTTCACAGCCCGAGTTTTTGAAAACGAAACCACTTGCCCAGGACACCAATGCTTATAGTGAGCTACGAATTTGACTTTAATCACATGTCTTCTTCGTCCCACTCAGTCTCTTCGTCTTCGTCTTCGTCTTCGTCCTCTTCTTCTTCCTCTTCATCCTCTTCCGGTTCGTCTCGGCCTTGATCAAGCCTCGCCCATTCAGAGCGGATTTCTTCAATGATTTCCGCCTTTGTGAGCGTTTGCTGAACACTTAGCCCAAGCATATTGCAGTAATCAAGAAGCTCCGACTTCTTCATTTTGTCGATTTCTGGGCGGATTTCCGTGCTCGACATTGATTGCTTCAACTTGTCTCGGGCGGCTTGGGACTGACTCTCTTCAGAACCACTTCCTTTATCAGAAACGGTTCTCACTTTGGCGGCAATCCCTCTCTTAATTAAGGCTTTTGCTTGAGAGGGGTAAAAAGTTGCAATCTCACCAGGGTTATACGAACCGTGGATTTTGTTGAACTTGACTGCGATACGGGACATTACATCTCTCCTTTCGAGTTACCTTCGTTCTTCATTTAGACGTTATGACTCTGATCAACAACGAGGAGACTCACTATTTATGATGCGTCTCGCTCACGGGGTACTGCTGATAACCTCCGAGAACGGCTATAGCATACACGGTTGCAGTGTCAGTTTCTCCACGGGACATGGTAGGAGTAAGCTTCAGCCGAACTTCCTCCTTGCACCCGGATAAATCAACGTTGAACTGCAAGACACCTTCGGTTGTAAGGGAATTGTCGTCAGGAGCTTTAGCAACAACCTCTTCAAGCTCCATATCATCCTCCCGAACGTCTTCCACTGCTGACCAGGAGCCGCCCGAATCCCTGTGCTCAAGCTCGGCTTTGAGTGTCAGTGACTCATCATCGTTGAGAGTAGTCTCCCAACCAATTATAAAAGCCGCCGACCTCGGAATGCCGTACTGATGTTCGTACTCGCGGAGTTCGATGGTTTCGCCATTAATAGCAGAACCATCCGAGCCCGCGCCCGCAGTAATATCGGTGCTTTCGACGGCAAGTTTGCCTTTCAGATAAGCTCCGATGTTTTTCACTTCACTCATGGAATGCGCCATTCCTTGTTCTCCTTATCTAGTTTCTGGGGTGAATTAGCTTTGGATGCTAAATTACGACCCCGAGGGTTCCCATTCAACCGCGTCAATAATCGCGACACTCTCGCGATGCCGCAGGTTGATGTCATGGTGGCTAATCGCCCGGACAACCGTCACGTCTTGACCGAACGCCGAGACTAATGTTCCATCGCTGTTGATATACGCGGCTTCATCGGAAACGCGAATTTCAACCTGCGAGCCATCGCCGATTACAACGTCTCTGAAGTCCGCAAAGTAAACTTCAGATTCATCGTCTCCGGATCCAAGGTTCGTCGGGATTTGCGTCGTAACCCGATAGGGGAACCCCCACAAGTTGCCCTGAAGCAGTTCGTTACGGAACGCATAGTTCCCGTTGCTGTCACGAACCGTGGCGAGATACATGTAGGTCCTCGGCGCAAAAATCCACCCAGGACGTGTCATGCGAACATCCCAGTCAAGCAGCTTCTGAACCGCTTTACCAAGGTCGAACGTGACGTTTGCAAGGTTCACAGTGCTGTTTGCGTCGAAGACGTTATCTTCATGCGCGAGATAGCGAAGTCCGCGAGGTGTCCGCTCCGTACCGATGGACCGGATGAATTTCTGGTCCTCGGTAGTCGCCATCGACTGAATCATATCTTGCTGGACAATCCCTTCCGCTCCCGGAGAGGTTTGACCAAAACGAATCAAGTCGTTGGAAATGGGAACCATCGTGCGGAGCTTCTTGGCTTGCAGGCGCATGTCGCGGAACGTGGGTTGCGAGGCCGCTTTATCTTCGGTCTCCCCAACATACTCCGATTGCGCGCCGCTTGCCAGGGCCGGTTGGTCGAGAGTGCTTGCGTTCAACGTCATAAACGTAGGCTGAAGCGTTCGAACAACGGCTTCGGGCCGCAGCATTTCGATAACTTCAGACGCAAACTCTCCAGAAATAAGCAACCCGCCACTATCAGCCAACGAAGAAGTCAGCGCCTTGCTTACATCGCTGTTCTCTCCGTAAATCTTGTCAGCCGCTTTCTTTGCCTTTTCGGGGTCCCTTCCGGCTCCAAGAAAGCACCGAACTACTGCGCCAAACTTGTCTTTCGTGGGCTTCTTGCTTTCGGACAGCGAGTTAATCGCTTTGGTAAATTCGGATAGGGCGTTCTCGCGGGCAGATTCCCTATCGGTATCCATAGCGTCTCGCTGGCGGTCCATCACGCCTTTAACTACTTCGTTGATGAACCCCTTCAGTTCCTGATTCGTTACTCGAATTGCCATTCTTAATCTCCTATTCTCTAGGCGTTAGTTTCTGCCAGACGGTTACTGCACTCTCCCAGTCGCTTCAATCCCTAGACTGGCAAAATGCTCCTCCAATTGTTCTTGGATTGCTTTCTTGACTGCATCAACAGAGTCGAACCCGTCGAACAGTATCTCATCCTCGGGGGTCTCTTCTGAAGACGAAGTTTCCTCGTTATCGCCGCTCTTGCCGGGGGCAGCGCCAACCCCATGTTCCATTCCTTCCTCAATGTCACTAATCATCTTGTCAATCCCCTCAATATTGCACTTGAGGATTGCAGATTTCTTCGTCTTAATGCCCGCAAGTTGGTCTCGACAGCTCTTGAGAATATCAAGGATTTTGTCTTCAACATCCATCCCGTACACTTGCCCGTCTTCTGGGGAGATGGTCATTACATCCTTGAAGTGGTAGAGCGCGCTGTTCTCAACGTACTTGAAATCAGGCGGCTCCGTGTCGAAGTCCTCACGGTAATGAGACGCCAAGTGATCATAGCACTTGCGTTTGGTTTCCAGTTCCAGTTCCGTGTTTGACATCAACTCTTTCATGCAAGATACTACATCTCTGAACACAACGGCGTGATCAGCAGCGGGGTCGTGGTGGATAAGGTAAATTTCTCCCGTTTCCCCGTCCATGAAACACCCGTCTTTCAGGGTAGTTTTACACTTGCTAGAGCGTTGATAGTCTTTCGGCTTCACCGGAAGTCCTTCTTGATACTCTGCAAATGTCAGTTTCATTTTCCTCTCCTGTTCTTCGGTTTTTGACACAGTAGTTTCTTCCGGGGATTCGGTTTCATCACCCCTTTCTTCGGTTGGGCTCTTCGTTTCCGCTGCTACAGTTGTGAACACTTCTTCAGTTGGGGTTGAGTAGGTTGTGGTTGATTTACAGAGGTCATAGAGAAGGTCTGTAAACTTTGCCTGTTCATCACACCCGTTGCCTTTCAAAGTCTTGGACCTCTCTTCCGCCCATCCTGCCAGGGGGCCTAAATCAATCCCAAGACTTTTTGCCCTTTGCAACGCATTCGGGTTGCTCGGGACCGGCACCGTTGAAAACTCTAGAAGCTCTTGTTTGTGAAAATCAATGCCGAAAGGACGGTCTTTATCTTCGACAAAAGACCACTCAACCGGCATAAACCCTACCGATACCGAGTTCATAAACTTCCCTTTGTAAAGCCTATAAATCGTATCGGCGAATTCATAAACGTCAGGGGAAGCAAACTCCACCTTAGAAGTTACAGTCCCTATTCCTTTTTCTTTATCCTCCACCTTCTTAGTGATGGACAGCCCCTTCGCGACAGGCGGACTCCAAATGTCGTGCGCGAATAGAACAACAGGGTTGCCCAACCAGTTCTTGAAGTCCCACCCCGAAACATCAACCCGGTCAAAATCCCTATCCAAGTCTCCGGTACTGATAACAAATTCAACAACTCTATCTTCATTCTCAGAAGAAACAGCCGTCATTGTTTTCAGCACCCCTTGGTAAGAGGTCCCCTTTGGTTCTTCGCTGTTTTGATGTTGCTTCATCAACTCTTTCCAAGATGATGCGTGAAGCAACCTTCCTGATTTAACCATTCGAACAGGCTCCTGTGTTACTGTGCTAACACACGACATCGTATATTACAACTACATGTCCTTTGTCGCGCTTCACACATATTTTACCCAATGTCGTCAAGCATTTTCAATAAGAGATTTCTCTGTTCTTCGAAAGCGCCTCTCACCTCCTTCTTCATTTCGGATTCATACCTCTCCCTGATTACCTCTCTCGACTTCCAAATTTCCTCTCTGACAGTCTTATCATACGACCTGCTCTCTTCTTCGTCAATTACAGCAACGATTACACACCGGCAGTTGATATCTTGTTCAGCAACCCCAAAATTTCCGGGTCTCATTGCTTGGTATCCGCCGCCCGAGAAAGGTTCCCGTATGCCCCGGATTTGTCCGTCCAGTTCGATGTGGGCATCCCGAGTTCTATCGTCCACAGTGGTAATCCATTGTTTCCGCTCTAAGTTTGCCTGTTCCATTGCTTGTAAAGAGGCGAACGAAGCAGCGTCGGCTGTTTCTGTTCTTGCAATCTTCCACGCCCGAGGGCCTCTAGCCTCATCAAATACGGATTCAACTCTTGACTTAATACCGTCCAAGTCAAGCCCTTCCTCAATTCCACTAGCCAACGCTTCTCTAACCTTGCTGCGAGTCGTATCGTTAATCCCAACTATCTTATTCCCGCCAACCTCTTCGAGATAATCGGAGACTTCAGTAGCTTCCATATTGAACGCTACTTCTATGCCTGCTCCAGTCAACGTTCTTTGCCCGGACACATTTACAAGAGAAGCTAGAACCGGGCCTATCGCCCCTTGCAGGATTTCTGGGGAGATATTCTTTACCAGTTCTTCAACCTTCTGGTAAGAAATAGACTTATTGGCGCTTTTCTTCACAGACTTGTTGTCGTTGTCGTCGTCGCCGTCGTCGTCGTCGTCGTCGTCGTTGGCGCTTCCCTCATCGCCCGGACCTTCCTCCGGCCTCGGCTCTCCAGTTTGTAAATCTTCGTCAGTGTCCTCGTCTTCATCCTTCTTGTCTGGAGTGAGTTCTTCTTGAACCCTAGAGTTAAAGGGAACAAAGTGATACTTACCTTTGTCGGAATCCTCTAAGTCTTCATGGCCCGCCATGTTTCTCCATTCATCAGCTTGGAAAGCCCAACTTGCTTTCTCCATTGCTTGAAGCTGGAAATGTTTGTCCTCATCAACCGGAGAATCGTATTCAATGAGGAACCCTTTTCCAAACTCCTTATCCGCGTCCATTTGATATGAACTGCGCATAACTTCCAAGCGCGGGATAAGAACCCACCGGCCAAACACGTAACCGGAAGCATCAATGGTGCTTCTGTTACTGTTCTCTAGGATGCCCATTATTTCGGGCGGGATGCCAAGAACCTCAATGACGGTATCCCTGTTAAACCGTCGAAGGTCTTTTATCTGCAATGATTCAAGGCTTTGCGTGAGTTCTTTCACTGTGATACTGCCGGGTCCGCCGCTGAAGAATGGGCGTCCGGCGTTTTCAGGACCTTGAACCTTGCTAAGAAATCTCTGCTCGAACCTCTTTGCTACTTCGGGCGATGCGCCCTGCAAGTGAACGTACAGCGGAGGCACAGCGTGATTGTAGAACGTGCTTTTCATAAACTCGGTTGCGTAATGGTCCATTTCAAGTTCGCTAACCAAGCTTCTCCCAGCCGATGCGCCTCTAGAGTAAGGGTTCTCGGGATGAGGATTCTTGAACATCAACATTTCTTTCGGGTCGATGTACGCTGTTGAACCCCCAAAAACTATCTCAACCTTCCCTTCAGGACTTCTCAGGTTCTTAATCCAAGTGGGAGGGATGATAACATGGCCGACAGGGACACCGCCTTTATCCCGTATTTTCAACCAGTGCGCTTCCCCGCTTAAATCTAAGTGCAAGGAAGTTACAAGCATGGAAGACAGCCCTGTAAGGGTGTCCGCGCCGTAAGAAACAAACTCATTCCAGGGGTGGTCGTTTACTTCCACAACACGGTTGTCTTTCATCAACCTTTTAAGCATTCTTGCGCGCTTTGTTTGGTTGAACGTAGACATCCGCTTTGCAAGGCGCTTCGTTTCCCAAGACTGTTGAAACCGGGTGTTCCCTCTCGGGGCGTCCCTTAAAGCATAAATAGTCCATCCAGTATCAGAAATGCCCTGAGCAATTTTGATTGCGCCAGCATAAAGCCAAGGCATTTTCTCGATGTTTCTTGTCAGCCCTTCGGTGTTCGCAGGAGGCGGTTGTTTTACTCCCAGAACAGTGGATTGGAATCCGGCGGATGTGGGGTCGTCAAACGGATTTGATTCCTGACGCCTTTTGAGCTTTTGTTCTTCTTGTTCGCGGGCTTTGACTTCCCGTTCTAAAGCGTCTTCAGGAACCCCGCCGACCGTCAACTTGTTTCTTTCAGACATTTTCACGCTCCTAAATCTAGTGACACCACCAAGTAGTTTGCCCCCACCTCTGCCCAGAGATAGCAAGAACCAGGGCGTCCCCGTGGTCGGGGGAACGGGTCAGGCGTTTCTTCGTGTGTTCCTTCCTCTCCAATTGAACTCTGTCGTCTGGGGTGAACCTATACTTCGGGGCTGTCAAGTCCCCAACCAAAATCGGGTCATCAGGTATATCACCGATTTCTTGTAACCATTTCTTAGTCTCGAACCACAACTCCGCACGGAGATTATAGTATTTGTTTGGGTCCGTAGCAGACTTAGCCATGTTCACCCCGCATACAGTATGACCATGGCCCAACTCTAACATACGGTCCACCACCCCAGCACCGATACCGACCTCATCGATGCTTATCATTGCCGGTGAATATTCTTTCACTATCTTCACAAGCAATGCAACAACATCCATTAGAGATTTTTTCCTGCTCTCGATGGTCTTTATGACTTTGTTGCCCTTGACAACGTAAATGATTGTGCAGTCATCACCATACCGGGCAACGTCAACACCAACATATACAGGCTCTTGTGGGTTGGTTGTAAGGTCCCGGTTCGTCGCCTGATGAATGTCAGCCAACGATATAACCTGGTCTTCGCTGGTATCGGGGAACTCTCCGAGAACACGCGCCTTAAACGCCGCCGAGTCTTCTCCCCAAGCGGCTTTCCGTTCTTCAATCCACTTGGCCGTTGCCAGTCCTGGGATGATTTCTGTATTGTACTTCACGTTTGGGCTATCGTAGGCGGAAATTGTGAACGTCTTCCACGACGGGTCAGTGAAGCAGTCGTGGAACGGACCTTCCGGCGTCAACGGGTTCCCGATGAAGAAGATTTTGACATTTGACGATGCGGCAAGCCCCATAATAGCTTCATATATATCGTAGGTAATAGCCGACGCCTCGTCATATATTACCAACGTCCCCCCAGGGGAACGGAACCCGGCAAAGTTCTCCGCGCTCTTTGTAGACACACCGAACGCCCCGTGTTGTGGAGCTATCTTCCACTCCATCGAGGATTCATAGAGGTGCCCATACTGCCGGAACCATTCTTCTTTTGCACTATCTTTCAATGCCCGCATTGTAGGCCATTGGATTTTCTCAATCCCTTTCCATGACGATGCAGACGTGATAACGTAAGAAGGAACGTGGTTCGGGAGAAACCAACATGCGATGTTTGCAGCAAGATAGGATTTTCCGCAAGCATTTCCACTCTTTACTGCTACGCGGGGGTGTTTAGCGATTGCGTTCAGGATTTGCCTCTGCTTGCTCCAAAGTTTACTCTCTAGAACCCGTTCAACCCATTGAACCGGCCTTGTCCGCCCGAGCCTTCTTTCCTCAAGTACGCGGGCAATAGTCTCCAGCCTCTCACGTTCTCTTTCATCAACAGGAATTTCAAGAGATAAATCATGCTTCTTGCGCATGAGAACTCTGCCGCCCCTTTTTATGGTGTCTGGGCGGAATTTCTTTCTCTTTTTCGTGAGAGTGCCGGTGCTCATCCTACTTCTCTACCCTTCTATACAAAGGCTCATCTGATACTGCGGCATATGAGGTTCCGCAAACTGAACAGGTTAAATGGAGTTTGAACTTCTGGGACGTTTTAGGGTGGTACTCCCTTCTGTTCCAGAAGTCTTGATAATCCTTACACTCCGTACACCACCGGGTGAATGCAGACGCTCTCCTCTTGATTGGGTTTGTCATTGTAATCCGTTCTCCTCTAGTAATTTTGCAGGCGGCAGCATTCTCCGGCCCATGCCGATGAGAAAATGTTTCCACCTCCCCTTGTTATTACTGTACAACTCCATGTACCGGGTCCCTTGATACCAGTTGAGCCAAGCAATGAGTTGCGGCTCGTATCTACGAGCGATTCGATTCAAGTGACTTTGTGTAATAGGCCCCAGTGCCCCGTCCACAGCGATTTGCTCCCTCCCTTGTATTTCGTTGAACAGGTTGACCGTCTTTTGCGCATAAGATGTACATTCATTCGGCCCTGTATTGACTGAAAAATCTAAGAACCAACAAGCGACATAGTGAGAGTTAAACCCGTCCAGGCCCATCGCTATCCAGAACTCCGTTTTGTAGAAACTCTCGGCAATATCAAGCTGCTCCTCGACGGTGCTGGCTTGTGCGAGCTTCTCAAACGTTTTTGGAAACCACCGCGAGGTTATACCAAAGATAGTATGTCCTCCAGGGTCTTGTTTGTGATTTACATCATACCCTTCCATACGGATGAGCCTATCAAAAGCTTCGTAGAAATCAGGTTTCTTCATCATCTTGCTCCTCTAAGAGTTTGCGGTCATCGAAGTTCTCGCCATCATCGTCTTCTTCATCAACCAAATGCGCCTCTGCGTCTATAATTGGCCCTTTCCCATACTTCCCGTGCCCTAGAGTCTTCATGATAAGGTCCTGAAGCTCCTTGTCTGTCTTCTGCCTTGCGGAAGTCTTCAGGTTTATCTCGCCTTCTATACTGACCTCGCTCTTTTGTGTATTATATTTTTCAGGCTTGTTGGCCTTCAACAACGTTGTCAAAAGATTATCGCTATACTTCTTGACGTGGCCGACTACAGTCCCTTGGTGGAATACAGGCTCATCAACACCATTAACAGCCCTTTGGAACGCGGCATTCTCCAACACTTCCCCAGTAGCTTCCATTACTTCCCTCCAAGCAAGGTCAAACATGACATCATTCTTCCTTGCCGTAAGCATACGGTTGTATGATATACCAACTTCTTCCGCCGCGAGCCTCGGGAATCCTCCATTCTCCCTCATTCGGATTATGAAGTCGTGCTTTATCTTGTTTGTTATGGTCTTTGTGCTTAGATTTCTAACCGGCGCGTACTTTTCTTCTTCTGGGGTGAGTTCGGCTTTGATTTGTTGCGTTGTCCTGTTGTGATTGAACTTCTTCGGCTTCCTTTTATACACATTTCTCTTGATTGCGTTTTCTTTTGTCTTTGCCTTCTTCCTTCTGGCCTTATCAGCCTTCTTCTGGTTCTGCGTCTTCATTGTTCTACTGCTCCTTGCTTTAAGCCTTCAAGAAAGGTTCCGGCTCGGGGTTATAGCCCGCCTTTATCAGCCTTTTACGGTTGTTATTCCATGCCGCCCAACCACCAGCACGCACCCCGGCCCACGATTTCGACCGGGAAAACCATTGCCCCAGCCTTGTTTGCCTAGGCCACCCAAGCACGTTACTCAAATTGTTGTATTGGATAACAAGCTTGTAATGATAGAAGTAGAAATCGTCTGCGATTCGCCGCGTCCAACCTTCTGGTTGAAGCCTGTATAACACATCATGGCCTAATGCCGGGAGACTTCCCCAGCCACGCCGCTTCAGTATCGCCTTCACCCCCGGCGGGGAAGACCTGAAATCGTGAACAAACCCTGCTGGCGCGTGTATTTCAGAGGGCACTTTATACCCTCTATCAGCCCATTTACGCCTGAAATCTTCAGGAACCCCAATAATGTACCGCTCTAAAAGTTGCCAATCTTGGTCTCCTGGGAGCGATATTTGGACAAGGGGCCGCCCAGTGAGGGAAAGAGGGTCCCAACAGGCGTCGAAAAAATTGATTGGCCGTATAAATGGGTGTCCTTTTGGCAGAAACCCCTTATCATAGGATAAGTAGGAGTAGTCCCTTTCTGTGCTTTTCTCTAAGAGGTTGTAATCGGGTCCCCGGTCTTTCCAGACAACAACGCCTAACCCTCGAACTTCAGACATAGCAGGGTTCTCCTCTTTACTGATGTTTATTAACGCTTATTAACGCTTATTAACGCTTATTGGCGTTTATTAACGCTTATTAACGCTTATTAACGCTTATTAACGCTTATTAACGCTTATTGGCGTTTATTAACGCCCCTGTTGAGGTCGTGCGGTTAGATTATGCGGGGAGGCATCTCCTTTCCTTATACACGCCTCAACAGGGGGCTGCTTGGGCCAAATTAGTTGTCGCCGCCGTCGTCGCCGTCGTCGTTTTCGACACTGGGGTCTTCAAATTCATAACGTTTCAAACCGAACCGTTCCCGCAATTCGGCTGCATATTCAAGCAGACCCTCAATATCTTCTCGTTGGCGCTCTTGGCGTTCTAGGGTCCATTCATGTTCTTCACGTTTCATTTCGTGCCGCAATTCGGCAACAGCCATGCCGATGCGGGCATACTCCCAAACGGCGTCCATGTCGTGAGTACGAATGATAGTCCCATCCGGCAGTTCCGTGGTTGCGCACCCTGGCATTGACGCTGATGCCAATGCCAACGCCAGCGCCACTAGTGATAATGTACGCATTGTACGCATCGTCTTTCTCCTTGTTCCTGATTCTGGAATCCTGTCAGAAGCCCGTTAGTCTTTTCCGGGGACCTAACGGGCTTCTAGGATTCATTCAAATTCAATTCTGATTCTCAGCACAACGCCTTCCTCGGGCGTCACTGTCCGGGACCATGAGTTGCATTCCGGGTTGTGTGTCCATTCCGGGTGCGCATCATAGTATTGCGCCGCCGATGGCGCTACGCTTGGGGGATTTGTGGGGTCCCACCCCCAAGACTCCAGGAACTCTTCATATGAATCTGTTTGTGCGGGGTGCAGCCCTCCTTGTTCTTCTTGTTCCCCTTTAGCGGGGTTTATAGTGATTGTATACGCTGCAATTATAGTCATAATCGCGAATACAATTCCGGTTGAGGTCGTGACACGCAGGATTTCCATGATACGCATGATATTACTCAATTATCTCCACGTCAAACTCTCCGCTTATGCGGATTCTGAGGGTTCTGGGGACATGAATAACATTCACTGCGTAAGGGTTGTCAACCGCAACGATAGCTACACTCTCTTGATTAAGTGTAACCTCATAATCCTCTACGGTAATGGATACCGGCTCCTGGGTGGGTGTAA